GGCCAGCTGGTTGGTAAGGGCGTTGTCGGCGACACAGCGGCTCTGCGTGGGTCAGAGGAATCTTTGACCACGTTTACCGATGATATTAGCCTAGACCTCCTTGGTTACGCCACAGACACTGGGTCGCCGATCAGTCGTCAGCGCACTGCATTTGATATTGATGCTGAGGTTAACTACGCATTGGCTGACTGGGCTAAAAACAAGTTGGATACCGTGTTCTTTAACCATTTGTGTGGCTTTACGGCGAACACTGAGGTTGCTGACATTGGTGCTAATGCAATTCTGGCTCCTGACGCCAACCATATCGTTCGTACTGGCGCAGCCAACACGACTGACCAAGCAGTTGGTGCTGATACCACGGCTGGCCTTACCTTGGCACCACTGCACACGTTGTTGGCACGGGCTAAAACGCTAAGCCCTAACCCTATTAAGCCTGCTTACATTCCAGAATTGGGTGGGTCTTATTATGTAATGTTCTTGCACCCAGATCAGGTGACTGATTTGATGCGCGAGAAATCGGCCAATAGTGTTGCGTACAGTGACTTGCAGTTGTCAGCAATGTCTGGTGGGAAAATTAAGGATAACCCTTTCTTCACCGATGTTATCGGCACCTTCCGCAATATCTTGTTGGTTGAGGCTCCTTATGTCACACGTGGTGTTCACAGCACGACTGGTTTGGCTGTTGCTAATACCCGCCGCGCTGTGTTTGCTGGTGCCCAAGCTATGGGTATCGCAATCGCTGGTGACTACAAAAATGGGGACAATCTGTTTAAGAGCATTAACCAGAGTGACGACTATGGTCGCCTGCAGGGCAAAGGATTGGAGACGATTTACGGCATGAAGAAAATGCGTTTCAACGGCCTAGATTTTGCGACCATTGTTTTAACAACTTACGTTTCAGTATAGGGGTAATTAGATATGGCATTAGGACGTGATCTAGGATTAGGTGTTGTACAAACGGTCAGCACCTTCGTTAACTTCAATGATACCAACGTGGGTTCCACCAACGGTATTCAGTTTGCAACCCTGCCAGAAGGTGCGGTTATTCTGAATGCATTCGCTAAGGTTATCACTGCATTTAATGCGGCGACTACCAACGTGTTGACGGTAGGAACAAACCTTGGTGTTGCTGACAACCTGTTAAACGCTGCGGCCATTACGGAAGCGACGCCCGGTGATTATGTGAATAACACCCCCGGCGTGGCCATCCCTACTGCCGATTTGCCGGTTTACGTGAAGTACACGCAAACCGGTACAGCGGCAACAACTGGTCGGGCTTTGATTAACGTTAACTTTATTGTGCCTCGTTAATCATGGCAAACTATGATGATCTCAAAGCTAGGATTGCGAACGAAATTGCTCGTTCTGATTTGAGCAATGAGATCATCCAAAACATTGCTTCGGCAGTTTTGTATTATAGCGGGGAGAAGTTTTCCCCGCTATTCAACAACCCGCTTACCCCTGTTACATTCAACACGGTGGCTGGCACGCAGTACTACTCGATCGCTGCCATCGGTGGTGGCAGTAGTGGTTTGATCGACCATGAGATATTTTTAACGTTACAAGATGGCACGGCTTATCACCGGTTAGATAAAATACCCCCTATTGAGCTTGAAAACCTAAGGCAGAGCTTCACGGTCAACCGGAGTCGCCCAGATTTGTACGCGGTGTATGGTGAGGCTTTTGGGTTACATCCTATTCCAGATAGGGTTTATACGATCACGGTTGGGTTTTATAAAAATCTAACGCCATTATCGGCTGGAACAGATAGCAACTTTTGGACGAACCAAGGTGAGGAGCTGATCCGCTCTAGGGCTAAAAAGACTTTATACCAGCATGTGATCCTTGATATGGAGCAGGCGGCCAGTATGGATGCGGCTGAGCGTGAGGCGTATAATAATCTAAAGGTTTCGACAACCAGACAAATATCATCAGGTCGCATTTCGCCGAGGTTCTAATGGCTGTTTTAGGTTTCGGAGAGTGGCTACCTGATTTACCACCGCTTGAGAATACTGGTGCGATCTATGTGAACAATGTTGTGCCAACAGCTGGTGGCAACTACGCGCCGTGGTATGCGTTCACGCCTATCAACGCTTATGCGACCACTGAGCGTTGTCAGGGCGCAATCACAGCTAGGGCTAATAATGGAACGGTCTCAACCATCGCAGGTGGTCGGACAAAACTATCCTTAGCCACAACTGGCGCATTTAGTGATGTGAGCCGATTGGTTGGTGGTGCTTATACAGGACAGGAAACAGACTATTGGAAGTTTGCAAAATTTGGCGATGTGGTTTTTGGCACAAACTTTGCTGATAAGCCCCAACAGTTTACATTGTCGTCATCGACCAACTTCACGGACTCAGCGACTTTTCCTAGGGCAAAATTTATCACGGCATCGAAGGATTTTGTGTTCCTTGGCAATATTAACGATTCGTTCGATGGCTTAAGGCCAGAGCGGGTAGCATGGAGCCAGATACGCGAAGCGACATACACGCCCGGCGTGGAGCTTAGCGACAACAGTGATTTGTTAGGCGATGGTGGTGTCGTCATGGGGTTGCACCACGGTTCGTACTTAACAGTCCTACAGGAAAAGGCCGTATGGCGGGCTGACTTTACCGGTGATGTTGCAATACCCTTTGCTTTTCAAAAGTTTGAATCAACACAAGGGTCGTCCTACCCTAATGGATCAGCGCAATACGCAGACGTGGTTTATTTTATCTCACAAGATGGGTTTTGCAGGTCAAACGGACAAACCGTCGAGACAATAGGTTCCGGTAAGGTTAACAAATACTTTAATGACAATATCAACCGTTCTTATCCTGAGCGGGTGTACGCCGCTATCGATGTGCTTAACCGTTTGGTGGTTTGGGTTTACCCAAGCCTGTTATCGTCTGGCACGCCGGACAAGGCGATCATCTACTACATGAATGAGAATAGATTTTCTCAGGGGGATGTTGCTGTTGATGCCATTTTTTCAACACTGACACGTGATACCAGTATTGACGATATTCCTCTACCATTGGACACACTTGGCGCGGTAAGCCTTGATTCGGCCATCTATGCGGGCGGGGCGTATCGACTTGGCGGGTTCAATAGCTCTAACCTTTTGTGCTACCGTGGGTCATCACCATTAGCAGCAACCATTATCGGTGCTGAGGTGCAGATCACACCCAACAGACGAACGACACTTAAGGGGCTTAAGGTCAGCTGTGATGTGATGCCACAATCATCTATGACGGTTAGTATCGGCACAAGGGACAACCAAGGTGCCACGTCTGTGTTCACAACAATGGTCACACCGTCTGCGCGTAACCATTTTCCATTTCGTGCGGACGGTAGATACCATCGGGCAAGGGTTGATGTTGCGGCCGGCGCGACATGGACAAAACTGCAAGGGCTTATTGATTTAGAATACAGACCATCGGGGTTGAGATGACGAAAACGCTTACGGTAACACAACCAGCTCCTGAGGTTGCACAAGATGGTGACGGCGTCACGTCGCTAAAGCTATGGTCAACCAAGGCTATAAAGACGATTAACGCGGTTCTTAGGGGGAAGACAAACAACCGTGGTGAGTTCACTTTGACGCCTCACGAAAGCAGCACAACGATAAACGATCCAAGAGTATCTATTGAGTCGCATATTTATATGGCCCCACTAACGGCTAACGCTGCGGCCGATATTAGCAGCACATATATTCAAGAGGGCAACAAATTCCAAGGGAGTTTTATTGTTACACATCAGCACAAAACAACAACCGACAGAAAGTTTGATTATGTCGTCATTGGATAGCGCACCATTCGGGATGGTTCCGCCAGAACACTTAGAGGCCAGCTGGGGCAGAATCGCGCCATTTATCCAGCGAGCCATCTTAGAGTCTGCGGTTCAGAGCGATACAACGGACGATATACTGCGGCAGTCCTTAGATGGGGAGTCACAGGTTTGGGTTTATGGTAGCCCTGACAATATTAAACTGGTGGTTACAACAAAGATAAAGTCGTTCGATAATTATGGGATGGTTTGTTTGTTGGAGTACACAGCTGGTGAAGATTTGGCGATCTGTCAGCACGTGTTTTCCAAATTAAAACAATGGTCAGAGGACGTTGGATGCCGTAAGATCATTATGTATGGCAGGGATGGCTGGAGAAGAGTATTAGCGTCACTTGGTGTTAAACCCGTTGGAACAATTTACGAGGGCTAGATTATGGGTAAAGGTGGCGGCGGCGGACAAACGCAAACTCAAGAATCTGGACCATACGAACCAGCGAGACCGTACATCAATGACACGTTTGCTCAGGCGCGTGATCTGTACAATTCTTACTTTCAGAACGACCCAGTGATTGCTGGGATGGGCGGTGGGTATAATGCATTCATGCCGCAGGTATCTAGTAACCCATATATGGATGCGCAAAACCGCATTACGGAGATAAACAATCAGATTAGGGCAAGTGGGAGAGCACCCAACCAACAGCAGCTTAATGAGATTTTTGCACTGCAGGGGCAGCAGAAAAGTGCTGCTGACCCCAGGAATTATTCAGACTCTAGCGGGAAGCGGGTATTCATCGGAGCGAGCGATCCATATAGCCCTTTCGCAATGTCTCGTTACGCCTATGGCCGTCAACAGCAACCAGCACAGCCATCTGTTAGTAGCTCAAGCCGCCTGCCAGCCCTAGTCCAGCAGGGGTATGACCAGCTTATCGCGAACAACAACGCTGGTATCTCGCCAGACATTTTGGCGGCTGTTGCCAACATGCGCGAGAACGCTCTTAACAACCCGTTAACCGCTGCCGCGCGTGATCAGCTGCAAAGGACGGTATCTGGTGAATATCTGAACGCTGATAACCCTTATTTCCAAGAGGTATCCGACCGCATTCGTCAGAACACCTTACCACAGATTGATGCCCGTTATGCCGCACAGGGTGTAGGCGGTGGCAGCGCATATCAAGCGCGGTCAGCGGCCGATGCAGTTGGTGGTCAGATTTCCCAACTGGCGTACAAGAATTACCAAGATGAGCGGTCGCGCATGATGCAAGCACTTGGTCAGGTTCCGCAGTTTAATCAGGCGCAAAGCGGACTAAACCAAGACCTCATCCGTGGCGGCAGCCTTGTTACTGACTTACAGAACAAACTTGCTCAAGACAGGGTGGCTCTTGGCACATTCCCGCAGGACTACAGGGCAAAGGCCTTACAGCAGTATCAGAACTACCTACGTGGGTTTAACAGCAGCACATCAACATCCAGCAGCGGTGGTGGCGGTAGCAACATGTTTGGCAATATTCTTGGCA